CCATATATAATATTAGAACTTAGGAGGTCAGGATGCAACCAGACTTCTATATTATGATCAAGTAACAGTTCTAACACGGAGGATGTGATGTCTCACAATCTTATATCGCACAATCAACTGGCTTATTGGCAACTCAACGAGCAGGAACTCAACACATCAGATAAACTGACAGAATATGTTGAGTGTATCTGCGACTTAGAAAACGAACCAAATGGTATGCGAACGTGTAGATCAATTTTATCGAGGTAATTCAATTAAAAAACTTTCATAAAAAGACTCCGTAAGGGGTCTTTTTTTATTTCTAAATACTAGGTACTCCGTAAAAATATGTTGAAAGATAAAAAAGCAGCAAAGAAACTTATAAAGAGAGCAAAAAAAAACCCTGATTTATACACGACAGATGACGTAAAGTATGCTAAAATGTTGAGGAAATATATTAAAATAAATGAAACCAAGGCAAAAGAAGAGTAGAACTTATTATTATTTTTGGGGGATTGCAACTGCATCTGTGGTTTTAGGTCAAATTTATGTCGGTACAGGTTATCGTCTTATGTCAGAGTCATTTCACAGAGTCCTAGATACTATTGTAATTGAATTTACAGAACCAGAAATCTACCCTTACTAAAATGAGAGCAGTAGTATACTCCAAAGACAATTGTCAGTGGTGTGATAGAGTCAAACAACTTTTCAATGCTACGGACATATCAATAACAGAATATAAATTTGGTGAACATTTTGATAAAAAAGCATTCTATGAAGAGTTTGGTGAGGGTGCAACCTTTCCGCAAGTACAAATTGACGCAAAACACATAGGTGGATGCAAGGAAACACTACAATACCTCCAGAGAAAAAAGTTGATTTAGGTGATCTAAATAAAGGTGCCGAACTTTTGATGAGGAACCCTAAAACTGGAGAGCAACTCAAGTACAAACAATGGAGATCTAAAATGCAACAAGCAATCATCGCACTATCAATTTCAGTGGGTATTCTCACACTAGGTCTAGGTCTTGTGATAGGTTATCTTGTTCGAGCATATATACAAGACACAACTATACAATATTCCCATCCAGAAATGTTTGATGCTAATGGGAATCCATTACCCGATGAACTTCTTGCTATAAGATTCGAGGGTGATATAAAAGAAAATGATGATGATTAATTATGGCTAAATTACCAAAAGATCCCTTGGTATCTGAAATTTTTAAAGCAGTGCATGGGAAGAAAACAGTTGCACAAAAAGTTGAACTGTTATCAAAATACAAACGTGACGATGTAAAAGCAATTCTTATTTGGAATTTTGACAAAGGGATTGACAGTGCAGTGCCTGAGGGTGATGTTCCTTACAAACGTAATGATGCTCCTGCTGGAGTGGGACACACTAGATTAGTGCACGAGTGGAGAACTTTATATAATTACGTTAGAGGAGGAAATGATAAACTTTCTAATATGAGAAGAGAAACTTTATTTCTTCAACTCCTAGAGGGACTCCATGCTGATGAGGCAGAAATAATATGTCTTGCAAAAGATGGTGACCTTCAAAGTAAGTATAAAATAACACGTAGTGTGGTAGAGCAAGCGTTTGGTGACGAAATAAAATGGAGAGACAGATAACTTGACTATATAATACGAATGTGTTACAATCAACACATACGTTCATCCTGTAAAGGACGCAAGTAAGCCGACTCGGAACGGATCGTTCATCCCAATGGGACGCACAAGTTGACTGAAGGAACGGGTATTCACCCTACTACTTTGGAGAAAACCAATGGCAAAAGTCACTTACCGTGGTGTCGAGTACGACACTGAAGAGTACAACGCAAAGGTGATTGAAGAATCACACAAACGTGAACGTCACGATCTCATGTATCGTGGACTCAAGGTCAAAAGCAAGGCATCACCTTGCAGCTAAAACTAGGGGGTTGCAAAACCCCCTTTTTCATGCTATAATATTTTAATTGAATCTAACTAAATCATGACAATCCAAACGAATCCTTTTATTACTGCTGACTGGAGACCAGAGCATTGCGATCCAAATAATTGGGGTTACAAACCATCAACGTATGGTGTGGATGGAGTAGAACTCGTAGGCAAACCACACATGATGTTATTCACTGATATGACGGGAACATGGGTGAACCCAGCTCGTGCAGAGAGAATTAATCTATCAAAACTTAAAGATCTAAGAGATAACATTTATGAGTTTGGTATCAATACAAAAGAAGGGAGAATGATTTATGTTGACGTTGAAGATTACTCAACGATTAATGGAAATCATAGAAAAGAATTACGAACAGACAGAAGAATAGACATAAGAGGATGGATGGTTCAATTTGTTCGATTTAAAAATCGTCAGGCAAAAAGAGATTTTGCTAACATATCAAACATTGATATGTCGATACCACATTACAATCCATCACAAAAAGATGTTGAAGCAGGGGTAAGAGATGCTCTCAATGATTTCGATAGAAAACCAATGAAGAAAGAGATTGATGATCTCATAAAAAAATATGGTAAACACTTAGGTTGTAAAGTAAGAGGCAAAATTCTTAAAAGAATTATGTATGAACTACAAGTCAAAGGGAAGGTAAATGCATCAGAAAGATACACAACCTATGGAAAAGACACGGTGAATCTTTATGTTGATGATCATCTTGATGATGAGTGGATTGAAGACATCTTGAACAATGAAGATGAACACACACATGTGATGTGCACCTACAACTTCAGATCAGATTTGAGTACATTGTTGGAGAAAAACAAAGATGCTGTCACAAGTAACAAACCATTGAATTTATTGGTAGCGGTTGAAGATCCAACAAAGAACGAAAGTCTTGACACAAAAAGACACAAAGTATTCAACACAACCTTAAAGAATTGGGAAGACATCATTCTATTATCAATGGGTATGACAGAGAAAGATGTGAATCGCTATCACTTTGCATGGAATCACCCTGACGCATCACACAGATTCTTACCTCAAGATAATGAGACAGAGATGAACACAGGTGATCTAATCTATGTAAAAAATAGAATCTTCAATTGATTAAAATTATTACTCACCCCCTAACAATATGTAACCTTATGTTAGTGGGGGTTTTTATTTTTGTTGAGTCACTGCATATAAATTATCATAATAAAGAGTTGATCAACTGTGATAAACATGCTAATAACGAACAATTATACTGATAGGTCTCACTAACATGAAACCAAAAATGTTATTATTTTGTGGGTGGGGTTGGGCAGCAACTTCTCCTCTCATTTACACTCTTCAACGTAACATAAAATATGCTCATTTTGGTTACACTAAAACTTTCAAATACCTACTGTCACCCAAGTGGAAAAATAATGAGTTGAGTTATTCTCATTCATCTTATAATAATGCTCACAGGATTCTTGAAAAACACTCTCAAGGAATTTGGGAGAACTATAAGAGTGATTTGCCAGGAACCCATATGTTGAATCTTAGAGTTGATCTTGAACCACTTGATGATTTTCCTCTTGATCACCTTACTCAACTTGTCACTGGTAAACCTTCAATCTCAAAGTACATGGATTTTTTTCATGCACTCCATGATCATGTCATCACTAAAGGTTATAAATCTGTAGGTGATGCTTTCATGGGTCGTACTGTAAGACAACAAGATTACAGAGCAAAAGATCGTAAAATTAAGATTGAGTCAACAAAACAATATACCGAAACACTCAAATCTGAATTTGATGTCAAGGTTCTATGCATCACAAGAGATCCTGTGCGTCGTGCCTTCTCAAATTATATGTGTAGATTACAAAAGATACAAGATGCCAGTATCTATAGAAATGAAGGAGGGTATCAGGCAGAAGAATTACCTGCTGAATTATACATCTATGACTATGTGTATGAAATTAACTCTATTCGTAAATTATTTAAAGATAATTTCCATTGCATTGTCATGGAGGAATTATGGGAAGGAGACGGTGCGACGGTTTTATCTGAATTTTTAGAGCACCCCATCAAAAAATCAGACCTGTGGAAAAACTTGTATGCACCAGACAAAGGTCACTTTATAAAGTTTGACAAAGATGTTCCCTGTCAAGCGGTTGGACAAGATTTATTAGAACTTACTCCAGACATATATTGGTACTACAGAAAAAAATATAATTTTGTTTATGAAAAGTGGAAGGAAACTTTTGGAAGTTTACCACTGCACTGGGGAGAACCAATTGAATATACACCGTGAATACACATTATGTTATATCTTCATACTTTCTGAGTATCTCAGAGCAGATCATTTTATGCCCCTCCTTAGTAGGGTGATTGTCTCTGTGTAAGGGTAGATTCATTTTGAGTAAATTAATGTCGAAGTCATGAATAGTGTCTTTATTGATCGTCATCATGATCAAAGGTATCTTTTTGACAATGCAAGTATTCCTGATTGCAGTCAAAAACATTTTCTCCTCATCACTCCCATATTTGTCTTGATATATCTTCTTGTAATATGTGTGCCAGAAATGTCTGATATCTTCGTCCCAGTATTTTTTTCTTCTTCCACCAATTCTTTCTTTTACACTTACGTGCCACAAAACAGAATCGTATAGACCATCTCGATAGAACTCTGTTCTTGATGGTTGAGAGAACTGTATGACAGCAAGGTCGTACGAAGACTCCTCCAATTTACTCAGTGTCGTTCGAGTAATACGATGATTACCTGTGGCACCTTGTCCAAGCATGTCACAGTCTGCTTTTAACTCTTTACAGACTAATGTTGCAAACCTTTCTTCTTTTTTATTCTCTAACTCAGCACCTCTTGTCCACGAACATCCATTAAATAATATTTTCATGGTTGACAAGTCATAATTTAGTTGTTATAATATCTATGTAAGGGGGCGACGGTTCTCTTGCAGGGAGTGACTGAATAATCTTTCTGGCAAACGCTGGATAAGGTGATGAGACACAGGTGGTGCTGCACCGAAAGGTGAATCGACTTACCAGTCGGGTCTCAGGCAAGAACGTATTTACTCTGTAGTAATGCCCGTTCTTTGTTGGTATACAGAAATCCAACCTCCCCTACATTATTTTTTTTATGGACAGAGATAAACTAAAAATTATTGTAAATGATCTTGAGATACTATTAGGTGCGTTGAAAGCAGAGGTATTTTCAGACGAAAAATCATATAGATATGATGATATTGATCCAATTGAATTTGATGAGGAACTCTGATGCATATTCTTACTGGTTCGCATGCTTGCACCGTTAGTGCCTATGGTGATTGGAGATTATCAGAGCACGAGAGTAGATTATATCTCAATCAAATTGAACATCTTTTGACAGATGATAAGTTGCAAGATGTAGTGTTTGATGATATAGCATGGAAGGGCATGCACTTACCTGAGGAGCAAAGAAGAGATAAATGTATTTGTTGTCATGGAGTAAGGTATCATAATTGCGACGTAAACTACCCTCCTATTTTGTGCATAGATACACCTAATCCATTTAATAAAAAATATAGACTACTTGATGGCAAGCATCGATTAGAAAAAATGTTAGCACAACATAAAAATAAATCAAAATTTTATGTGCTAGAATATGACGACATCAAGGAGTTCTTAATTCAAAAAACATGACAGTAAAATTAGTAAGCATCACCCCTGACGCTGAACAGACGATGGCATACATTGCCAGAGTATCTAATCCTTCCAATCAAGAAAACGAAAAATATGCTGGATTGCTGAAGTATTGCATCAAGCACAACCACTGGTCTGTATTTGAACAATCTACTATGACAGTAGAAATTGAGACCACCCGTGCCATTGCAGCACAAATATTACGACACAGATCATTTACTTTTCAAGAATTTAGTCAAAGGTATGCTGACACTAAATTACTTGAGGCAGTTGCATTGCCAGAATTGAGAAGACAAGATACAAAAAATCGACAGAACTCTATTGATGATTTAGATCCTGAGATTGTAGATAAATTGAATAAGCAAATGAAAACTTTATTCAGTTCTTCTTCTGCATTATATAATCAGATGCTTGAGTGTGGTGTTGCAAAAGAATGTGCCAGAATGGTGTTACCACTTTGTACGCCAACTAAAATTTACATGACAGGATCATGTCGTTCTTGGATACACTATATAAATTTAAGATCTGCACATGGCACTCAGAAAGAGCACATGATGATTGCTAAAGCAGTTAAGAATGTATTTGTTGAACAGTTTCCTGCTGTTAGTGAGGCATTGGAATGGGAAAAAGAATCGCAGGAATAAATCTTGCAAAAAATGGTTCATTTGTTATATTAAATGATGGTGAGATAGAATTTTACTTAGAGGAAGAACGTGTCACAAGATCTAAAAGAGACATCAGTGCGAAGACTCTTGCCAATAAGTATATTGATTCTAGCGTTGATGCTCTTGCCATATGTGATAGTTTTACAAGATATACTAAAAAAACCTACCTCGAAAGAACTAAAGCAAAAAATGAAATCTGTAAAATTGCAAAATCAAAAGGATGTTTATCTATTATAGATTATAGACAAAGGCATCATGAGTGTCATGCTGCAAATGCATTTTATAATTCTGGGTTTGATGATGCAGTATGTGTAGTGATGGATGGTAAGGGATCTTTCTACGCAGATGATAGTGTATCAAAAGTATCAGGGTTTGGCGATGTGGGTGTTTCTTTGAGATATGCAGAGATAGAAAGCATTTATGATTGCTCTGGTAAATTCACACCCTTGTTCAAACATTACTCTACTTTTTGGAGTGAAGACGAGACAGATTTATTTGACGAACCATACTGGTATAAAGGTAATCTTTATAGTAATAGAGTCAGCGTTGGTCAAGCGTTTAGAAATGTCTCACGTTATTGTGGTTTTGAAGAGATAGAGGCAGGTAAAATCATGGGTCTATCTGCCTACGGTCATTCCGCATCTCCTGCTGATATATTTAATGAGGAGTATGATCACAGTTTGTGTAGTACCATTTTCAAACCAGATGGTAACTCAACAAAATACACAGGTGCTGAATTGAGATGGGAGGATTTAGCATATAGATTGCAAAGATCGGCAGAAAAACATGCAATTTTTATGGTGAGAAAAGCAATAGAATTGAGTGGTAAGAATAATGTTGTCTTGAGTGGTGGATTTTTCTTGAATTGTGCAGCAAATCAGAGTATAATAAAAGAGTTAGACGTAAATTTATACGTTGATCCTATCGCATATGATGGTGGCACCGCAATAGGATCTGCTTTACTACATCATTATGAAACACATCCTATTTGATCTAATAGATTGTCCCTATGATCTTCTCAATGATGAGGAGTTTATAAAAGAAAGTCTTATAAATGCATCGGTGATTGCTAAATCACCTTACATAAGAATCGATACACATAAGTTTAATCCACAGGGTGTAACAGGTTATGCATTACTCGAAGAAAGTCACATGAGCATACATACATGGCCTGAAAGTGGTATTGCAAAATGTGACATATTTTGTTGTGGAGACAAGGCAAAACCTAAAAAAGCATTAGAATATTTACATCTTCGTTTCAAATCACAAGAAGTCAGAAGATGGATTTGTGATAGATCAAACAAAATCATAACTGTACTATGAGAAAAACTGAACCTAGATTTACCGTTGATGGTAATAAGTACAATTCTGATTTACATAGGAAACCTACTGAAAATTTAGAGACACTTATGAAAGAACTTACCAAGAGATTGGAAGAAGAAAGT